GGCAGGGTCAGTTGTGTATAAGGAAAAGGATGTACGGAGGATACTAACCTCAACAAATACGTAAACAAGAAAAAGTCAAACGGTAAAGTCGATATGGTAGTTTCGCTTATAAATGCGATCTATTTATTGCAACAAGATTTAATGTACGGTAATAATGATTTTGTCGTGCAAGTAGGATAAGAGGTGAATCTATGGGTTTTTTGGATTGGTTCGATAACAAGGATGTTAAAACAAGGGCAGAACCGGAGGAAAAAACAGGCGATACAGCCGCAGACGGAGAGAGCATAGCCCTAAGGTCGGCTATCATAGATGATAATATGACAGTCGAACAAGCTTTAAATGTGCCGGCTTTTGCAAGCTGTATCAACCGTATAGCAGATACGGTGTCTACAATACCTATCAAGCTGTATAAAAAGAAAAACGAAGAGTTGGAAGTAATAGAAATTGATAACAGAACAGTGCTGTTAAACGACGATACGGGCGACACCCTATCGGGGGTAGAGTTCAAGAAGGCTATAACGAGAGATTACTACCTCGGACAAGGCGGCTACGCTTATATCAACCGCAAGGGAAACCGTGTAGAGTCGTTGCACTATGTAAAATCATCCGAGCTGTCGTTTATGTACTCGACGGACCCGATTTTTAAAGATTACGACGTGATGATACAGGGTAAGAAATATAAGCCGTTTGATTTTATAAAGATTCTCAGAAACTCAGCGAACGGCTACACGGGAAAAAGTATTATTGACGAAAGTAAAGACGTGATCAATGTAGCGTATCACTCTTTACGGTTTGAAAAGGGCTTAGTGCAGTCAGGCGGCAACAAAAGAGGGTTCTTAAAATCGGTGCGACCGCTCGCACAAAAAACATTGGACGCACTAAAAAAAGCGTGGAGATCGTTTTACGGCAATAATACGGACAATGTTATTTTGCTAAACAATGGCTTAGAGTTTCAAGAGGCAAATAATACATCCGTTGAAATGCAAATGAACGAAAACAAGAAAGTAAATAGTAACGAGATCTGCAAATTGTTTAATATACCCGCCGCTATCATAAACGGCGGAGCTACTGAACAAGATAGAGCGGATTTTGTGCAGTTTTGTATACTTCCCTTACTTAAAGAGTTTGAGTGTGCACTAAACAGGGACTTGCTTTTAGACAAGGAAAAAGGGACTTACTTCTTTGCTTTCGATACGACGGAATTAACCAAGGGTGATATAGAAAAAAGGTTCAGGGCTTACGAGACTGCAAGTCGTAACGGTTTCTTGCAATTGGATGAAATACGATTAAAAGAAAACCTACCACCGTTAGGCTTAGACTTCATAAGATTAGGCTTACAAGATGTATTGTACACGCCTAAGAACGGTCAATTTTATGTACCTAACATGAATCAAACGGGCGGACTAAACGAACCGCAGAAAGGAGAAGAGGCAAATAATGAGAGTGGAAATACGAGCGGATAGCGTACTTATCGAAGGTTACGTTAATGCCGTAGGCAGGGACTCCAAAATCTTAAGCGACAAGACGGGCTTAAGATTCGTTGAACAGATAGTGCCAGGGGCTTTTGCAAGGGCATTGACTAAAAACGACGTCGATATTTTGCTAAACCATGACGGCAACAAGGTTTTAGGTTCTACTCAATCCAATTTATCGTTGGAAGAGGACAGCATAGGACTTAAGGCAAGGGCGGTTATAACAGATACCGAGGTCATAGAGAAAGCAAGGGCGAAAAAGCTTAAAGGCTGGTCATTTGGATTTAGGGATGTCTTGTCAAGAATGGAAGACATGCACGACAACCTTAAAAGAAGATACGTTGAAGATCTAGAGCTTATCGAGGTTTCAATAATCGACGATACGTTAGACCCAGCCTATCAGGGTACGTTAATAGAAGCAAGAACAGACAATAAGGGGGTCCTTGCGGCGGATACATTAGCGGCAAAACCTTTTTATCACGAGGATAAAAAAACCCTCGATTATAGTAACTACGATAATAGAATAAAAGAATTAGAGAGGTAGTATATGAGAGATTATAAGAAGTTTTTAGAATCAAGAAATGCGGCAGTTGAAGAGCTTAGAGCTTTATCCGCCTCAGTACAGACGGAGAATAGAGCCTTTACTGATGAAGAGGACACTAAGTTTACAGAGCTCGAAAAGAAGATAAAAGATTTAGACGCTACAATTGAGAAATTGGAAAGGGCAAGGGAATTATCGTTAGCAGACATCGAGCACGAGCCAGCTAAACAGGAATCTAAAGAAGAACTGGAAGAAAGAGCCTTCCTTGCGTATGTAAAAGGTGAAGTTCTTGAGGAAAGAGCGGCAAACTTCACAAAATCCGATAACGGGGCAGTTATTCCAGCCTCAATCGCAAATAAGATCATAGACAAGGTAAAAGAGATAAGCCCCGTCTACTCTATGGCAACTAGATACAACGCGAAGGGTACTTTAAGTATTCCTTACTACGATGAGTCTGCAGGAACTATAGAAGTTGCCTATGCAGATGAGTTTGTGGAACTCACATCATCCGCCGGAAATTTCAAGAGCATAGACCTTACCGGATTTCTTGCCGCTTCTATGTGTCTTTTATCGAGATCGCTTATCAATAACAGCCAGATTGATGTACTATCTTATGTAGTTAACAAGATGGCGGAAAAAGTGGCTTTATGGATTGAAAAAGAATTGCTCATAGGCACATCAACAAAAATAAAAGGATTTAGTGAAAGCAAGCAAATCGTAACCGCTGCCTCTAAAACAGCTTTAACAGTTGACGAGCTTATCGACCTGCAGGAAACAATCCCGGATATATTCCAAAGTGGTTCTATCTGGATCATGAACAAGGCAACAAGAACTTTCATAAGAAAGCTTAAAGACAAGGACGGCAACTATTTGCTCAATAGAGATGTGTCAGCAAAATGGGGATACACTTTGCTCGGCAAAGATGTATACATATCTGATAACATGCCGAAAATCGGCGAGGGTTCTAAGTCAATAATCTATTACGGCGATATGTCAGGGCTTGCGGTCAAGGTTTCTGAGGACATCGGATTAGAAGTTCTTAGAGAGAAGTATGCTACCCAACACGCTATCGGTGTAGTCGGATGGCTGGAGATGGACGCAAAAGTTGAGAACGAACAAAAAATAGCTAAACTTAAAACTCCGGCATAGGAGGCAGTTTATGAAGGTAAGCGATATCAAGATATCGGACTTGCTAAATCAATGCAGACTTGATGAAGACTACCTCGCCGAGGGTGAAGTCGAATATCTGGGCAATCTAAAAAAGGCGGCTATCGAGTATGTAAAGTCATTCACAGGACTAAAAGAAAAAGAGATTGACGAACACGAAGATATAACAATAGCCGTGCTTGTTTTAGTATCGGATATGTACGACAACAGGCAGATGTATGTGGATAGGGCTAACACTAACAAAACAGTTGACACGATATTAGGAATGTATCGTGTCAATTTTTTGTAAAGGAGGGCTTAAATGGACGCAGGCAAGCTTAGAGATAAAATAACGATAGAAAAAAGAACTATAGAGACTGATGAAGTAGGGAATCAGTCCTCTAAATGGGTAGTCGTTTATAAAGGGTTCGCAAGTGTAAATAAACTGTACGGTCGTGAGTATTGGGCGGCAGCGGCTTCACAATCTGAGGATACGGTCGTTTTCTCTTTGAGGTATCATCCGATTTTTAACACGGTCAATAGTCTTGATTATAGATTACTGTTTAGAGATGATGAGTATGATATAAAATCTGTAGACAATGTAAAGCATATAAACGATACGGTCAAGATAAGGGCGACTGTAAAGGGGTAGCATATGAGAGTAGACGACTTAAGCCGTGAGATCGTAAGAAGTCTGGAAGAGTACGCAAGGGATGTTAACTCAGACGTTAAAAAAGTAGCTAAAGAAGTAGCTAAGGCGGCGGCAGAAGAGCTTAAGAGCACCTCACCAGTTGGAAAAGGGACTAAAAAAGGGCATTATAAAAATGGTTGGCGGTCTAAGGTAATAAGCGAGACAGCTAACGCAATAAACATAACTGTACATAATGCAAAAAAGCCCGGCTTAGCTCACTTGCTCGAGTTTGGGCACGCTAAGA